CTCACATTTAGCGATAGAATACGAAGGAGCCGTACTGGCTCCTTTTTCTTTTTAGGTTAGTGGAATGAACATAAAGCTTTATTATGTTCCGCTACCTTCCCCAACCCTCATAATCGTTGCTATCCCTTGCTATATAAAGAGTATGAGCAACTCATCAATACGACTGTGGCTTATGAATAACGACAAAAGCTGACCTTTGTCGCCATTTTGTCGCCACTATTTATTGTAGCTAAATACTGAGCCGTCAACGGATTGAACCTCACCGCATCACTTCCTTACTTAAAATAGTAGCTCTTACAAGTATGTATTTGTTTAGGTTCAATAATTGTCATGGTTCACGGTTATAACCAAGCTCCTGATACATATATCCTAATCTCATGGTTTGCATGGTATATTTCACTAATATTAATTGAAAAACATACTAATAATAGAGAGTGTAATGCGAAGCATGCAAATAGCTAAACTATTTTTACTATCGCTTTTAGTCGTTGGGTGTTCACAAACACAACCTACCACAACGAATATACATCGAGCGATACCTGAGCTTACAGAGCAAGAAATCGCGTGTGAGTCGGAAGGACAACCCCAGGGAACAAGTTCAAAAAACGAGTGCTTTAAAGAACTTGAAAAAACTGAAGCTGGTACTTCTACTTCTGCGGCAGTTATAGGTGTTAAAACGGTACCTGTATCAGCATGTGGTGGTTTAGGTTGTCTCTATGGATGGATCATAGATCTGTTTCAGGAACAGGAAGATACTTACAAAACAATAGAAGTCTTTTATGCAACTGACAGAAAAGTTCATTCGATAAAAGGGAATAATGCCACATTTACAAATGATTGGGCTGATGAGCTATCGTATGGTAAGACTAAAGTCAGCATTCCAGGCTCACATGAAATAGGAGAAATAGAGAGGCCTACACTTTCATTTATGGAAGATCCCTATACCCATATGTTACTTCAATCAACGACTTTGTTGCCTAAGAACGAATACTTTTTAGAATTGGAACGCCGAATTAATAAACCTGGTAGTTTGTTAGTATTTGTGCATGGGTATAATGTATCGTTTGAACAAGCTGCTCTGAGGACTGGTCAAATGGCATTCGACCTCCAATTTAAGGGAGTACCAATTTTTTACAGTTGGCCATCAAAAGGTGAATTCTTAGATTACTCAGTAGATGAAAATACGATGGAATGGTCAAAAAAGCATATGGAGACTTTCCTAAAGCAGTTATTGCAAGAAACCAGTGCTCCGAACATATACTTAATTGGACATAGTCTTGGAACTCGTGGATTAACTCAAGCTTATATTGAAGTTATGGAAACCATTCCTGAAGCCAAGAGTCGTATTAAAGAGGTTATACTAGCAGCACCAGATATTGATGCGAGAGTTTTTGGGCGAGATATTGCACCTCATATGAAAGAAATAGGAGCTCCTGTCACCCTTTATGTATCATCTCAAGATAATGCTTTGAAGTTTTCTGGATTTCTTCATGGCAGCAGTGCTAGGGCTGGAAGCATAGGTAAAAATGCTTTAGCGGACAGTTATAGTGGTATAGAGACGGTTGATGTTAGTGCTTTAGGGATAGGCTTCTTGAACCACTCAACGTTTGCTGAGACTAGGCCAATTATTAACGATATGTTTGGCATCATAAACTATGGTAAGCGGGCTGCGGAGCGTGCAGGGTTGGACCCTATCCAAACTAAGTCGGGAACTCATTATTGGAAGATGAGAAAGTAAACAAAAGACACATAGTACTTGCAGTACTATGTGTCTAGCGCTGAAAGCGGATTAAACCTCACCGCATCACTCAAATGGTTTGGTGAAAAGTGGGCGTAAATCATCGTGTGATCGATATGCTGATGACCAAGAATTTCCTTTAATACGAGAATGTTACCTCCATTGGCCATGAAGTGACTTGCGAAGGTATGACGTAACACGTGAGTCGCTTGTCCTTCCGGTAAGTGGGGAAGGGCTTTGGTAAGCCATTTGTAAGCTACACCGTAACCGCAAGTGAAAAGGCGGTCATTGGTTGGCTTGTAGATTTGGTTATACAAGTCTTCAGAAATCGGTACCGTTCTATTGCGTTTGCCTTTGGTATTGTTGTAGGTAATACGATATTTTGTCAGATTAGACCCTTTCAGATAAATAGCTTCCCTGATACGCGCACCAGTCGCTAAGCAAACTTTATATATCTTCGTTAACTCATCGCCAACCGGGCTTTGTTGAGCAACTTCAAACAAGTGACGAATTTCCTGTTCGGTCAGGAACGCAAGTTCGGACTCCGGCTTTTTGATTGCCTCAATACCATCAACCGGATTAGGCAGTTTCCACTCTCCAAGCTTTATCAACTTATTGAACAACGCTTTTAGCAACCCAAAGTCCACATTATTCGAAGCAATGGAAAGTTCTTTGTGTTGTTGGCCACGACCTTTGTTAGAACGGCTAGAACGGTAAGTCGCGAGTTGTTTGGAATTAAGGTGTGAAGCGATAGGGTTGCCCAAGTCTAAAGCCATGCTTTCTAAACGCAGGCGAGTATGATCACCGGACTTGAGATTCTTACCATGCAGTTTAAACCATAGTTCGACTAAATCAGACAATCGACGGTGATCAGGCTTGGATCCCAACCACGGTTTGTCATCCACCTCTTTCATTAAATGAAGTTCAAAAGCGGTCGCTTCTCCTTTGGTCGCGAAGCGTTTACGAACGCGTTTACCAGCTCGACCCTGAGGGTAGCATTCACAAAGCCAAGGTTTTTTGCTGCCGTTTTTGAGATTTCTAATAGTCATAAATATTGAATTTTTACATGTATGTATATACAGTAATTGTGTTGTGTGAAAAACTCAATGTTTAAGATGATAGTGAGCGAACATGACTGATAGTTGTTATTTGAGTTGTTTTCTTTCCAAAATATCGAATTAATTAGTGATTAATTTGTCATTATAAGGTGTGAGTTCTATTGGGTGTCATCTCAATTGTTTGGATTCGAAAAGGATAAAACAGAGTAACGATTAACCGAGTAAGTATGAGTGGGTATGATGTGGTTTATTTATGTTTGATAGGCGCGCAAATATATGTTCCATACTGCCTTAGGTCCCATGAATGGGGATAGTTGGGGAGAGGTAATCCAAGCTGTTTTTAAACGAAAGTATGATACCTATCAAGAGATGGTAGCACTACCTGATGATTTAGGTATTGAAGGATTTGTTTGGAACGAAGGGATTGTGATTCAGTGCTTCTGCCCAGAAGAAAACTATGACAACAAAACCTTAAACGATAAGCAAAGAGACAAGCTCAAGAGAGATGTAGGTAAGTTTGTAATATACGAACAAGAACTGTCGGAGCACTTTGGTGACTCAAGAGTCCATCAATTGCTTTTTATAACTCCTAGGCTTGGGACCCCTGAGATACATTCTTATGCTCAAGACAAAGAAAATGAGCTAAAAGGCGCAGGGTTATCGTTCTTAGCTTCTGATTTCAGGATACATGTTAAAGATCTCGACTCTTATATAAACGAAATTAAATTTCAGCAGCAACTGGAATCAGGCTGCTTAAGCTTTACTGAGTTTAACGGAGAAACTATTAGTAAACCTTCGTTGAAGACAGAATATGACAAAAATATTAACGAGAAAAATCAAGTACGAAGTAAAGTTAAGAACGTTTATAAGCCCGAAGTGCACGATATGTTTAACGCTAAAACAAAAAAGCACTATTTGGAAGGTTATGGAATCTTTGACGCTATTTTTGTGCAGTCTCCAGAGTCTTATCAGAGAATCGCTAAAATAATCAACAACTTTGAAGACGATGTCGAAATGATGTCTGCTACTTGGGAAGACAAACCACAAAGTCTCATTGAAAAGGTTGAAGCCATGTTAATCGAACGATTGAAACAGGATCACCATGTCTCTCTTATTCAGCACGAAGATTTAGCCTTAATTTCAAGACATATGGTGGCTAAATGGATTGCTGAATGCCCTATGAGGATTGAAGAATGAGTAAACTCAGTTTTACTCGGAGGAGGTCAGCTGTCCTTCCAGAACTTAGACCAATGTTTAAGATTGGAAAAATTTTAATTATTTTAAGGGTTTGCTGTGCAGGTGGAAAGGCGAGTCTATTGAAGCTACACCTTTTTAATTGGGCCATGCTAGAGCAAAAACGTGTTCAAGCTTTACAACTATCCGCTGAAAAAAAACAGCTCGTAATTGGAGTTTGGGGAATTGACCCATCCTTAAACATGGCATTAGCTCATGCAACTGCAGAAGGTTTGGTTTGTAGACTGCCAAATGGTTCATACAAACTTACTTCTAAAGGGGATAACTTTATTTCTGGATCTAAACTTCTGGAGTTATTTGATGAAGAAGTCAAAGAACTAGGAGCTGTCGCTAAAAAGATTACGGAAAAAATGGTAACAGATGCTGCGAAAAGGTGGGCTGATGAAATTTAAACAGTTAGAAGTTCGGATTACTGCTGCTGACAATCTAGACTATGGATACAGTATAGAGTTTAAATCTGGACTAAATGTTATTCGAGGTGCCAATTCCTCAGGTAAAAGTACATTTGTCAACTCGTTGATATATGCACTTGGTATGGAAGAAATAATTGGAGCGAAAGGTAACACCACATTGCCCTATGCTTTAAAAGACCGGTTTGATTATAAAAAACAAATAAAAAAAGTAGTTAATTCTACGGTATTTTTAGAACTTGAGAATCGAGCGGGGCAAAGCATTACACTGAAGAGAGCTATAAAATCTGAGGATGTGGACACCAAATTGATTCAAGTAATTGAGGGGCCGTATCTATCTAGCTCTACCCCACTAAACTTGAATAGTAAGTATACTTTTGTACATGATCCAGGATCGGCACAAGACGAGGGCAAAGGCTTTTATGCGTATCTTGAAAAGTTTTTAGGACTCAGGCTTCCTAGCCTCTCAGATAACCAAGGTCGTGAAACAAAGCTTTACCTTCAGTGCGTATTCGCAGCATTACTAATTGAACAAAAGAGAGGTTGGACGGACTACATCGCAAATATTCCATATTACGGTGTAAGCGGGATGCGAGAAAAGGTAGCGAACTTTTTGTTAGATTTAGATAGCTTTCGTAATGCTAAAAAACTCAATGAGCTTCAAAGTCAACGAAATCGAGTCATCAATGAGTGGTCTGAGTTAGCTACTGAAGCAAAGCTAGCTGTTGAAGGTAGGTTGCTGTCCATTTCTGGCATTACTAAAGCGCCATCTATAGACTTTGACCCTCAGTTAGTAGTTATAAAAGAAATTAGTTCAGGCGAAACTAAAACATTATCTGAGCTCAAGGCTCAATTGTATGAAGCTCGAATCTCTCTTATTAAAGCAGAGAACGCTCCGTTAGAAGGTGAAGAAGAAGAGCTGATTATAGCCATTGAGAAAGTGCAGAATAGAATCGATGAGTTGTTAACATTTCAAGGTTTGTGTGGTCGTCAAATAAAGGTGGATGAATCGCAACTAAGTCAGTACTTAGAGACTTTAGAAAGTATCGAAAAGGACTTAAAAGATAATAAACGTACTCAAAAACTAGTACAGTATGGCGCTGATGAAGCAAATCTAGATGTTGCAAAAGGTCGGTGCCATACATGTTCTGCTGAATTAGATGACATTTTAGTCCCGCCAGATACTGTCGCAATGCCTATGACTATTGAGGAGAACATTATACACCTTGATAGTCAGCGTAAGATGACAAAGTCACTCTTAGAGGGATTAGAAAAAAACATTGAAAGGAATAAGGGACAGCTTCTAACAATTAACCGAGAAGTGTTAGAAAAGAAAAAAGAGCTTATAGCACTAAAAAGAGATATAAAATCCACATCTGATGTCAGGGAAGCGGATGTTCGAAAGAAAATTTTGCTAGAAAATAGACAGGATGAACTTCGACGGTTAGAACAAAAAGTTGAAGCGATAGTAGAGCAGTTAATAGGTTTATCTTCAGATTATAAGGAGCTAAACACCAGTATAGCTAAACTATCTAGGTATCAGTTTACAACCTCCGACTTGAGAAAAATTGAGTCATTTGCGTCATCATTTAAACACTATGCTACTGAATTCGGATATCGTAGTGCCGTGGTTGATGAGATAGAGGTGAAGAAAGAAAACCTTCTGCCTTATTTACAAGGGATCGAACTTCGCGAGCAAATTGATACGCCTACGGAGCGTAAGCGTAAGGAAGCGACAAGTTCAACGGATCTCAAATCAGACTCATCCGCTAGTGATTTTGTTCGTTTAATTTGGTCATACTTAATTGCATTGTATAAAGCGTCAGCAGAAACTGGCGGAAACCATCCGGGAGTTCTTCTTTTTGATGAACCTGCTCAGCACTCTATGAGCACGAAAAGTGTGAATAAGATGCTAAGTACATTAGCAAACGACGATGGGTTGCAGAGTATCGTTGCCGCATCTTTTGATGAAAATGACGAAACTTATAGCGCATCAGTTGAAGGAATAGATAACTTCACATTGAGACATTTACCAAGCAAAATTATTACTCTAATGTAACCTATTAATAAATTATAAAAAGGCACCAATTCGGTGCCTTATTATTTGCTCATTTTATCAAGCTTTGCATATAGAGATTTAAACTCGCTGAACTCTTGTGGTGATTCTTCCTGTTCTAACACGGCAATGAGTTGAGCGTAGGAAACGAAAGACTCAACAAGTAGGCTTCCTCCCAGTTTATTAATAACTTTAATATCATAAATACCTAAGTTGATTCCCATTGCTAACCGCTCAAATGCACTGAGCCCATTGACAATTTGCTCTCGATTACTCGAACCTAGATGTCTTTTTGCGATATCTTCTGTCCATGGTTCTTTATGTATTTTAGAGAGATTATTCACTGCTTCGGTTAGAGAGTTTTGCGAAGCTTCCCAGTAATCAAGAGTTTTAGTTTTTCTCTCTCTATTAGTACTTTTTACATATGTCGTAGCACTTACAATGAAAGTTACCACAGCTGTAACTGAAGCTATGATGGTTGCTATATCTGCGGGAGAAAGCGGCTTAGTAGACACTACTTCTTCTCCAACGCTACCGCCACGCGGCCAATTACTTTTATATCTTGTTCTGATACTTCAACCGTCGAGTTGCCAAACACGACTGCTAATTTGTTTGGTAATCGTTGAATGTGGTTGATGGACAGACGTCCATTCATATCAATCAAATACTCGCCACTCACTGCATCGTTCTGTTTTTTATCTACCAGAAAGCGGCCTTCGTTCGTTTCGATCTCAATGGTGTTACTGGCTTCTAAATCCCAAGAGTTAAACATGCGTTGTGCGTATGGAATTTCTCCAGTTGGCACAAGCTGGCCGTTCGTGAGGCAGAAGCTCTTAATCGCGACGATAGCTAACTGAGGGTTCTGTAGCTCTGGACTCGATGAAGTCACCTCTGCTTCAGGCGCTTTTTGATTACCCCAAAAAGAATGGTGTAGTTCGGTCTCAGGGTAGTCGTTGGGAAGAATCAGCTCTTTAACTGGGATGCCTGTACGTAAATGAGTTCTCACAACCAGTTCGTGTGAGTTTCTGTTGTGTGAGTTCCAAGTACTAAAAGTGGTTTTAGGTACACCATATATCTGCGCCAGTTCTCCAAGAGAGCTTACACCATTGATTTCTTTTAGTTTGTCAGTGAATGCCTCGCCTTTGATGTAATCAAAAATAGCCAATTCTGCACTCATAATCGTTCACCATTATGTGATTGATTTCAATTTTGTACGAAAATGCGTTGACCGTACGAAAAATCGGATCAATACTAAACTTGTTTTCGGATGACTCGCCGACCAAAGCAAGAGATAACCGAAGAAGATAGATATAAATACAAGGATATCACCATGTTAACGTACAAGATACCTCCACTAAGTCCATATGTGACTTACGAAGAATACTCTCGCCTTACCGGTTTACCTATGGGCACCATCAAACAATACGTGACTGAAGGTCGCGTTATCATCAAGCCCAAAGACAAACGCCGTGATAAGCCACTGATTAACATGGTTGCTATGCACGAAATGGCGGCTCGTGAAGCCATTGCTGCGCTTGGGTAAGTAATGGGCTTTTCCTCTCTTATTCCAACTAAAACGCACTGCCCAATTTGGCTAAATGTGTTCGCGTTGGTTGTCATTCTCGTACCGCCTTTCATGTAAGAGTGTGGATCATGGACGCAAATATCGCTATGTGCGGATTCCGCGAACGCAAACAGCAATCTTTTAACGCTGCATGCTGCGACTTCGCCATCAATCATAATATGGAAAAGCTGGCTCCACGCATTGGCCTGACTGGGAGAATGTTGCGTAACAAGCTCAACCCAGAACAGCCGCACAAGCTGGACCCAGTGGATTTGGCATTGCTGAGTAAAGAATCCGGCGATTACACCATTGTGAATACACTCTTTGCTGACCTAGGTGTGGTGACGGTTCAGTTACCTCAAGACGGGAAAGAGAAGAGCCTTTTAGAGCGCACGCTACTTAACAACCAATATTCAGGTGAGCTGTCTAGCGATGCAATGCACATGTGCAGTGCAGACCGTTTACCTCGCAGTCAAAAACGCAAAACCATTGCCAAGGTTCAAGCGGCCATCGGCAACTTAGTTTTGTTCGTCAACGATTTAGAAAATCGCACCACCGGCTTTCAGCCACTCATGCAAATGGGCACAGATTTACTCGCCAATGGTGCGCCACTTCCGGGCTTAGCCTAAGGAGAGCCAATGAGTCAGTTAGCTATTCAACAGGAACAACAAAAGCAAATACGCAACGCCAACGAGAGCATTGCCGCTTGTAAAGCTTTGTTCAATGGTTCCGCTACACGCGGCAAGTTGAAGCAGTTGTGGAACGCGATGCCACCACGCTTTCGCGGTATGGTTTTAGTCGCCGGTGATCTGAAAGCCTCGGAGCATGTGCGAGAGTTTGAAAGCTTTAATGATTTGGAGCTTCAAAAAATCCGTAACGGCATGCAACAGATTAAAGAAATCGCAACGTTGTTCGATCGCAATCTTGGTGACGTTCGACGCCTCAAGCATTACCAATTCAGTGGTACGCATTAATTCTCCAAGCCTCTGCCCCTGTAACAGGGGGCTTTTTTCGTCTTAGCGTAGGAGCATAAAAGATGAATCTAAATGAAGTCGCAAACAAACTCGCGATCCAAACAACTATTAATAGTCTGTTCGCTTTGGCGTTGGATAGCTCAGATGTCATCAGTATTCGTATCGAGTACTCATCAAAAATGAGCCTTCTCAACGTGATTGTGTTTGATGAAAACACAACGAATCACGCTCACAACGTTGTGTTAATTGATAAAGAGCGTGCGCTTGAAGAACTACTGAACATTGAAGATTACTTGATCGAACGCATTGCCGTTCGTCGCGATGAGAAAGAACTGGAGCCTGATTTATGCAATATGCCGCAATAATGCTTTGTCCAGCTGGCGGTGTTATCCGCCATGAAGACACTCAAGAAGTTGCCAATTTAATGGTTGGCGACTTCGACTCGCTAAACCAAGCGATCGAACAAGCGTGTGTATCCCTCAGTTGCACTCATTTAACCAAAGGCGTTTTGAGCAAAGGCAATGGGAAAGGCGGCTTTATGTTGGTAACGACCCAAGAACTGGAGTCGGTATGACGCACCAAAAGTTTACCGTTTTCTCTGTAGGTAAAGACAAACTACGAATAGATTATGAATCAGTCTGATCTTCTATATATCGGCGGGGCAGTGATGCCCCTTGACCGAATCAAAAATAATGACGCCAGCTACAATGCTGGTTTTTTAGGTTCCAAAATTTACTCAGACCAAGAACAAGCACTTTTAGATAGTGGCATGGTCAAAAAAATAGCGATATATGACCGCGTTCCTAACCGAAAGTCTAAGCGTGAACGAGATCTTCAAGAGCGAACTGACTTCTATAAATCTGTTAATTATCTCTCGGAACACGACCGCGAAGCGGCGGCGAGAATCGCCGAAGAGTATAGGCTAGTCAAAGGGCGCAAAAGTCCGACAGAGAAATTTCGCCACAGAAAAGACAAGCAAATTAAGCAGTTGATGAGTCTGAGCAAGTCTCTACGCCCTAAAAGTATCATCAGCAATGCCGACGCCAACTTTAGCCATGATGCTTTGTATGAAACGAACGAGCGCTCCAAACCTGCCATTCTCAATCAGAATGGAAAACGAGGACAAGGCGAACCTAAAAAGATTCCTATTTCAATGCAGCTAATGCACCGGTCTTGGAATGACACTTATAAGTTTCAGGCGGTAACCGAAACGCCATCTAGTGCTGCGCCTGCGGAAAACAGTGGTGAGAGGTTCTCGGAAAAGCTGACGTCCCGTTCTGTTTCTAAAATCTTTGAGGCAGGGGCTTACACTGCAGCTTGCCATGGTGGTTTCTCTACTTTTCTGACGCTGACTTTCACCAAGGCACAACGGATGGCCATATTCGGTGGAATGTTGGATGGAAGTGAGTGTGTCAGTATGGGATCGCATCACCCAATAATCTATAAGCGCAACATGGTGACAATACATCCCAAGCGTGGCGAAAAGAAAGTTGACCAACCAATCACGGATATTGGTGGAGAATACTGGCTGTTTCCAACCTCAGATAGTAAGCGTGTTAAAGCTATGAACCAGGGCAATGTCATAGTCGGCCCATATTGCGATCTTAAACAAAAGCCCAAGCAAGAGTTCTCGATGGAAAAAACTTTAGAGACAACAATAGGTAAAGAAGTCTCTCGTTTTCTTGATGGCGCAAAGAAAATGTATCAACGCGGCTGGGTTGCGGACCATACCATCCAAGTTGATAAAGATAGTGGACGAAAGTACTGCGACTTATCCCAGGAGAAGGTTGCTAAACATGCTCAACCCAGCGATGTTGGCCCGACTAACTTATCTGCTGATTTCCATTACATATGGGTAGCCGAGTGTCCAGCCAATGAAGATGGAGAGCCTAATCCACACGTTCATATTTTGCTACGTTGGACAGTACCAGAGCATCTCTTTAGTCCTTGGGCCAAGCGACTTGAAAAGATATGGGGGCATGGGTTTGCGAAATTAGAGCGAATCAAAAAGCCAAAAGCCGCCGGTTCTTACATTATCAAAGCAGTCGGTTATGCCGCTAAAGGTGAAAATGCTGACCAAGGGCTAATCAAGGGAAATCGATACAATATCGCGAAGTGCTCAAGAGCTCCTGCCTGGGAAACTCTTGCTTCGTTTGAAGCTGGCAATATGACCGCAATAATTAAGGAGTTAGGCTACAAACTTGAGCAATGGAAAAAGCCAATTAAGCGGCAAATCCGCAAGCTACGAAATGCCAAAGAGCAAACCATCAAGGCCAAAGCGATCGCCAAAAAGCAGCAGAAATCTGAGGAGTATCAGAACAAGCTTTATCAGAGAATCATCCGTTTGGAAAAGCAGGCCGAAAAGCTGAGTCAGAATTTGCATAGCAGGGGAGTACACGTGAATACGAGCAATCGCTTCTGTATTACGTTTGAGGGAGAACTGGCTAAGGATAAAGTAGACAAGTTTATGGTTTGGGCTGCTGGTGCAAGAGGGTGGTCATTGAATTGCAGGGATTTGGACCTGAGTGATATAAAACAAGACGCGAGCCACTTCTATCAATCTGAATATCAGCGATTTAAGGAGAATCAGTCCTATTGGCAATCACTATTACATGAATCTATACCACACATGGAAGTTGATGAAAGTGAGCTTTCTTATTGGTATAGCATTACGGCAGACTATCTCGAAGGGCGGCTTTTTCCAGTGTGTCATCGGGTCAATGTGAACTTGTAGTACAGTTCCTAAAATATGCAAATGAATGCAATGCTGAAATATTTTATATGACCGAGTTCTAGAATAACGTGTTGATAATTCGCTCGCTTCTACTCTAAGTGATATCCAATCACATTTTAAAACAATGACTAGGTTGGCAGCCATGAAGAATAGTTTGAGTCGTGTTGGGAAAAAATCTAATCGTCCTAGTAACCCAACAGCAGCAGAGTTAGCTTTTGATCGTTTTGACCAATTAGTGACGGACTTTTACGATAAGTATCGTAAGTCTCCGCCAGCAGGAGAAACTAAAGAGCAAAAAACAAAAAGGTTTTTTCATGAACAGAGAGATTATGACTTCTTGAAGCTTAAAAGAAGAGAGCTTATAGCCCATGCGCAAGTTAGAGACCTTGAAGAGAAGCTTAAGAGCTACACAGATAAGAACTTAAATAAGAAACCGTCGGAACTATTGTCAGAGAAGCACCACCCGACTAAAAAGCTTGCGAATAATCTAACAGCTGCAGGAGAGCCTCAACCTACCTTAAGCCATGAAGCTCACCATATCATACCTGGTAAAGGGCGACATCGTCAGGCTGATATAGAAACAGCTAGAATCAATATGCATATGCACAGGATAGGTATTAATGCTCCCCAAAATGGTGTTTGGTTGATGAATTACGCTAAAAACGTAGACCTAAACTGGGAAAGCCCTGACTCTCCAGCGCATCGTTCAATACATACTTATAACTATGAATCTTGGATCGCGTCAAAATTTTCATTAACACCTCTTAATAAGCAGCTTTTTGAAGCCTCTCTCCTTCAAGTAAAAAACCATTTGAAAAAAGGAACATACCCTAAGACCATACTTGAAAGTAAAAATGAGGACTGGAGAGGTTAATGACGGTTTATAAAATTTCCGACTGTCACAATGAATATAAAATCGTGAGCACTACGCCTAGTTCTGTAGCTAGGCAGTTAGGTGACATAGATTTAATAGAAAAAATCGTTGTGCAGCCATTAGAAAACTTTTCTTTAAAAAGTATATGGGGTGAAGTAGATATTGAGTTTGAAGATGTTCTCAAGAAAGACTCATTACTTCCTGATATCAGTTTATGGTTACGGGTTTTCTTAGTGCTTTCCCCTAAAGCTTATGCATCTTTAAAAGAGCCATTGAGCAAAGTAGGCGAGTTCTTATCGATTCGCTATAAAGGAGAGGAATGGTACCTGTATACACCATTGGAGTTTGGGCAAGAAGATGAAGATAAGTGCATCCAAAAAATTGAATATGGCAGCTTAGCAGGTGTAGAGGTGTTAGTATTTAATGAAAGCGACGTTGCAGAAAAGGTTGTTTTTAAGTCAAAGATGCTAGGAGCGAGCTTTCTGTATTGTACTGAACATTTTAAGAGTTTGTGCGAACAAAATGAGCTAGGTGGCGTTGTATTCTCATCTAATCTGACAGATCCATTCAGTTAATAGCAGTTACACAATATAAGTAGAATTACGAAAATGAGAGGGAGGCCATTTTAGAGCGCTCTTTTGGGAGGGCTTTAGTCTCTACTTCATCCAATAATTTAGTACAACTACGCATGTATTATCAGTAGCAACCGTCATTTCATCATTTGGTTTGTTGTTTTCGCTTGTGCAGATCGGAATTATATAAACCAAAGAGTTCTTTGTTGGGTGTTGTGATTGCCCAAACTTGACGATGTGTCCTCCAAGAGCATTTTGAGGACACATTGCACCCGTAGCACTTTTGTGCCCGGGGTCTATGCCACACTTGTCTCGGTATAGGGCTATCCAAGACTTATTATCCACTTTGGGGTCCTTAGTTGATCCAATTACGTTTAAAAACTTCTGCCCTTTGTTCCAAGTAGCTGTACTGTTAAAAGTTGACTTAATGACGATATCATTAGGTTGCTGAGTTATGGCTTCTGGTGAACTGCAGCCAACCACAGTTAGTACACTTATTAATACACTTAATAAAGTTTTCATTTACACAAATTCCCTTATAAAAGTGGTTGGGGCTTTAGCTTTAAGAAGCCCACGTGATGTGGGCTTCTTATCAGTAATACATAGTAAGACTAGGATTATCTATCTTCTAGACAGAGTGCTCTTATAGTGCTGCCTTCTTTCACTGGGGTTGTCATATTTTTAATCCAGTCCTCAACGGTGACTTTATACTCTTTGGCAAAAAGCTCTTTAACCGAGTCCCAGTTGGATGGTGACAAAGAATACATCGCTTGCGACAGTTCGTATTCAGAATGAAAAGTAATTATGCCTTTATGTTCTGAAACTGAAATTTGGAAAGTACTGCTATATAGGCAGAACTCTACATTGCCCGAAGAGTCAACTTGTAAAAGATTTTGAGCAAAGTTAGATAGCCTCTCTGTCTGATCAGCATAAGATAATGCTGCTGATGCTAGATTTCGCACAGACTTGACTATCTGCTCTTTATCTCCTTGTGTAATACCCCAAAAACCATCAACAAAGGAGTTTATTAAGACATCTGCATTGCGACTCTTTTGTTTGATCTGTGTTGTTGTGGCCCATTCCAAAGTCACAAAAGGCATTGAACTTATATTCTGAGTAAACTCTATGAAGCGTGCTCTGTTACCTTTACCTTCGGGATCTAAAGGATTGTATTGAGCCTTCGTTCGGCACATGTTAACGGCTGTCTGCATACCGTCAAACACGCTCTGTGGAGCAGTACCTGGTGTTGATGCTTTTTCCGCTTGGGCTCTGTAGTCACCAACAGCCTCTGAATTGGCAGGGTTTTCTATCAGGCTATCGCTTTCTAGCATAGCCAAAGCTCCGGGCCTCATAAAGATAGTTTGCGGCAACAAAATGTTCTCCGCACTATTGATGTGCTCTAGCCAAGCATTAGTTCTTTCTAATAGATTAGACATTTCTATATTTCCTATTGTTAGGTGAATACCAAGACTACCCGTTAGCTGGAGAACTAATACTTCAAAACTGCACCCCAACAATTTGGGTATGCAAACAGGTTCGTATTGAGTTGGAGATTAATCCATTAGTAGTTTTATTTTTGTGGTTATTTTTTGTACAAGAGTGATCCAGTTATCATTGTTTTGTTGTTGTCGTATGTTGGTTTCATCATATTGGTGATTCATGCCGCATTTTTATCACGAATATGCTTAAAATTTTGTTTGAACATGAGTACTGACGTCAGTACGAGTGCTGTAATTCTTATGACTGAAAAAGATATTTAAGAATCAGAAATCTATACTGCAGCATTTCATATGCTAAATTTAGGCCAATTTTTTAGTCAGCTATTGAGTGTGCTAATAGAGCTATTTTGACGCTGGTCGATGATGATTTTTTTCTGGTTTTGATTAGAGCTTTGCATATGCCTATTGATACAAAGTTTTTTAATGAGTGAATTGTATCTAAAAACCACTGTGGAAAACTGTATGGATATACAGTATATTTCACTGATGATTGGTAAGGGTGTTGATATGTCGAATAAAAATCAAAACGATATCTTGTTGTCTGCTTTAGAAATCGTCATTGATGGTGTGGCTAATAGTGAGGCAACAGAGAGGACTAGAGCGGCAGGAGCATATATTGCTGGCTTAATACTGGCTGATACAAAAGGGCAGTTGGACTCCGAAAAACAAAAAGCCATCTTGAGCATTGTCGAGATGGCTTCTGAAGTAGATAGCACGGCGTTTATACAAGATTCACTATAGTATCGAGAGTTGATGTTTGAGCTGTTGTCGTGCCTCTGGCGGCAACGCCTTACATAAATCAAAAGCCATTTGACTAGTTGTTTTTGCCGATGGGCTTAAAGTGTGACTATAAGACAAGTTCATCACAAAACTATGCCCGCATTCTGGGTCACTACAACTGCAATATAAATCGGCATGACTATTGGATAGTCGATTGGATTTTTGAATTCGGCTTTTACAACCACACTCCGGACACAATACTCTCATACAAGCACCTAACTTATTGACTGACTAAATAATGATACGTCAAAGGGCTGTGTTTTTGTACAGGTTTATGAGCTTTCTCCAAACGTAGTATCAAATTTTAAATGTAGATCTTTGATATTTTTTATCTCGGGATCGTTGTTAACTTCATCCATAATTAACTCGCATACTGGGATGATTTCGTCTTTGGCATACTCACTGCCAATTTTGACGGGATCACCTAGATTAGTCGTTCCCTGGGGAATGATTCCTGCTTTTCCTATAGGGAAGCGATGGCCTACGAGAATGTCTTGCGCAGTGATGTTTTTGATTCGCTCAAATTCATCTTTTGTCGCTATATCGCCCACCGGGATTAGCTGAATACCTTTTTCTGCACCGCCTGGAATATTAACAAACATACTTCTAAAGTTACCCACCCCTTTAGAGCTCGCGATTTTTTCCTTCAGCATTTGTTCGTCGTCATCACTAAGGTTTGGATCCGTGGCGTAAAAAATGAATCCCATGTGTGCACCGTTCTTGTAATAGCGACGACGAAATAGCGTTGCATCTCGATTTAGTAAGCTGCTTTGTAAACTACCTAGATAATCAGGTAGGCCATAAACTTGCTGTTGCAGGTCTTCTTGAGGCAAAAAAATGATGTCATTCTCTTTGTACACTCGTTGCTTGTTGTCTCGCTCTAGCAAAACGAAGTCCCCATTTTTACGTCTACGCAGATACATGGTCGGTAGAGGAAACAAGCGTACAACACGCTTGAAGTGGTCTCGGATTTTTAAAAATGCGGCATCACCAAACGTGAAGTAGTTATTACAAAAAGATTGAATCTGCCGACGTCTTGAACCGCCACCTGAAATAAAACGGGCAGCAACATAATTTGCTCGAGCTTTAAGTAAAGACCCGTGATAGGCGTTTGCACGAGAAGTTTCTGCTAAGCCCAGGCGTGAGATTGGTGGTTCCCAGTAACCATCAGTGTCGTTATAGAAAAGCTCAGAATATGAAGTCATCCAACTGGTTGAGTCAATTGCTTCAGGCGTAGAGTCAAGGTGATAAACAGACTCCGCATGTTGCTCCTGTTGTACTAGTTTTTCTTTTTGATTGTTCATGCTGCAGTCGCCCAGGTTGATTTCGTTGGTGTGTTGTGGTCTAGCGGCTCATTGATAATGGCGTGTGAAATGGCCCAAAACGCATCAGCGTGGCCTGTTGTTTCACTTCGCTCTGCTTTAAAGGTCATAGCGTTACCGCTATTGGTCGGCACTCGTTTAATCGCCATAAATGCCATAGCAATGTCTTTGTGTTCGGCATCAAACTGCAGTCGTTTTGCTTCTACGATATCGATCATCTTCATTACTAGGCGATTCTTGTTTTCGTTGCTGTAATGTATGGCGTGGGCCTCACGAGGGTGCTTTTTCTTAATTAAGTCCCAAACACCGCCACCAATGCCTGTAGTATCAACGCCTATGTAAGTGACTTTGTAGCGTTGAAATACCTTTTCAATTTCACTCACGTGGTACTGGAAGTTAAGCCCTTTCCAGTAGTGCTTCTCTAAGACACGAAACTTTTCACCTGCAACTGCCGGTGGAGCTATTACTACCAAACAAGCATTGTCTCGCGTTCGGCTAGGGTCATAACCCAACCATACTTCACGCCCGGCAAACGGTGATTTTGTTTTCGGCTTGAAGTCCTGCCAGTGGGCAGAGTCAACCATGCCTTTTTCGAGGTCAGAGAATTTGAATACAGACAAAGAGCCGTCGACGAAGATACACATAAACAGGTTATCGAAATCGTCTTTACTGTATTCGTCCTTCAGTTCTTCAATATCAAATAGTTCACAGCCGCCTGCTGCAGCGTCTTCAATAGTGACGACATATCGCCACTGCTTATCAGGGCAAAGTACACCACCATCGCGATATTCATCGAACGTTGGAAACTCTATTTTGGCGCGTGAGTCTCTGCCTTTTCGCCATTGGTCGCCCGTCCAAAATGGATATGCCTGGTGCATTTTCGATGATGGTGTCGAAAAGTAGGTTTTACGCCATTTTTTATGGGTAGCCATTGCTGAAGCGAGTTTGTTTAGTTCGTCAAACTTCGGTATCCAGAAATACTCATCAACATAGACATGGCCGTGGTAACTCTGCGCGGTTTTGCTATTGGTAGATAAAAAGCGAAGTTCAGCGCCATTGGAGAGAATGATTGGGTTTCCAGTCAGCTCTATGTCTAAGAACTCTTTTGCAATAGCAATGATGTAGCTGCGGAATACTTCTGCTTGAGCTCGTGATGCTGACAAAAAGATCTGGTTATCGCCGGTCAGAATCGCATCTTCTAACGCTTCGCCACTGAAGTAGTAAGTTGCACCAATTTGGCGGGATTTAAGAATGTTTCGAATACGCTGTTTTATGTTGTTGCGCATTACATGCTGATAGGCAAACAGGGAATCGTGCCATGTGACAAAGTCCTCTTCACTCAGTTCGCTGATCTCATTCTTTTTACTTTTACGTTTCTTGGTCGATTTTGAATTACTGCTAGATTTCTGGCTGTTACGGCTATTTGTACCGTCGTGCTTTTTATTCCCTGTATTTAAAGGTTGCTCACCTTGCTGCTTTTCTTGTGCCCTTTGTTTCTTTAATGCAGCGTGATGCTTGATAAGCCGATCGAGCATGTCTAGTTGGTTTTTAGTGGGGTCAACAAGTTCAAGCAGTGTTTGAATTCGATTTGCTATCGCTTCATCAATGGTTTGTTCACGCAACATATCGCGCCAACCGAATTTGTCTGCCCAGTAATAAATGATGCGCTCATTATTCAGGTTCAGTTCGGTAGCGATTTCACGTGGCGTCCAAGCTTTCAAATAGAGAGCTCGGGCGGCTTGTCGTATTTCGGGAGAATATGCCATAAGCGCATCATACGCGCCGAAAACTTGCAGATGACTAAGCAAAGTTCGGATGAATTCGGATAGTAAATGTATCCGAATTACAAGGAATTGAAGTAGCTGAAACGACACATTCAAAGGCGTATTGTTTGCTCGAACCGTATGTGATTGACAAGTTTGAGTACAAAAATGCCAAAGATTAGTGAGTGGAAAATCATCGCGACAGAAGGACCGACCGTCGACGGGCGTAAAATAACCCGTGATTGGATTGAGCAAATGGCCGCTAGTTATTCGATGGATGAGTACACCGCACTAATTTGGCCTGAGCATCGTCGATTTTACGGTTATGGTGAAAACTGGGGCCGAGTGGTTGAAGTAAAAGCGGAGGAACAAGGCGGGAAATTACGTCTGTTCGCCAAGCTAGAGCCGAATGACTATCTGCTTGAAGCCAACCGTAAAAAACAAAAACTATTCACATCTATTGAGCCAAATCCCGACTACAAGGGGGAAGGGCGTTGCTATCTAATGGGCCTAGCTGCGACTGACTCCCCAGCCTCCACAGGAACATCGCTCCTTCAATTCTCTCGTGTTCATGGGGAAACCACCGAGATCAAAGCAAGCCATTTAGAAGAGGTGGACTTTTCAGATTGCTTTACTCGCAAAGACCGCTTTTTTGCGGCATTCAATGAATTTTTCTCTTCTGACGATGAAGAGCCAGAAACGCTATCAACAGCAGAGGGCACTAACGTGACCGAAGAACAATTAAAAGTCGCACTAAAAGAGCAGTTTTCTGCTTTCAAAGGTGAGTTTAAGCAAGAACTAAAAGAAGAGTTCAATTTGCAGAACACACCCGATCAACCAGAAACACCAGAAGTAGCAACCAAAGATGCGACGGTCGAGCAGTTTTCCGCTGCGCTGGAAGAAAAGCTAAATCCGTTATTTGAGAAAGTGAACGGACTAGAAACTAAGTTTGCTGAACTATCACAAGAAGTCCCTGACCAGGAACCAGATCCATCAGGTGCTAGTGAATCTTTCTCATCTAAGGAGATGTTTTAATGCTGAACGCACTATCTACCAGTTATTTACAAGAGTTTTGTACAGCGACGTTATCCGCCGCAAATGTTCCGCAAGGTACACAGTCGTTTAACTTGACGCCCCCAATGGAAACTAAGCTACGTCAAGCAATTATGGAATCGGATGCTTTCCTAGGCATGGTTTCATTGCTGCCAGTTCAGCAAATCAAAGGTCAGGTTGTTGATGTTGGTGATGATGGCCTTTCGACCGGTCGATCTGGTTCGGGACGTTTTAGCGTGGAAGTGGGCCAAAGTGGTAATACCTACGAGCTTACAAAGACAGATTCAGGAGCACACATCCTTTGGGAAACTATGACTCAATGGGCAAACTCTGGCTCTAAAGGTCACTGGTTGAGCATGATGAAAAGCGCGATTTCTCGTCGTTTTGCATTGGATATGTTGCGTGTCGGTTTTAACGGTACGTCTATCGCAACTAATACGGATCCGATTAAAAATCCATTAGGCCAGGATGTAAATAAAGGCTGGCTCACGATTGTTAAAGAGAAGAGATCTAGCCAGGTACTCGCATCAGCAAAGCTTGACCCAACAGGCACTGCGACTGATTCATACAAGAATCTTGATTCACTTACGCAAGATCTAATCAACACGACGATTGCTCCCGAACATCGTCAAGACCCAGATCTCGTTGTTTTAGTTGGGTCGAATCTAGTCGCGGCTGAGCAGCACCGCTTACTTGAGGCTGCCGATAGTCCAACAGAGCATAAAGCGGCCCAAAGCCTAGCCAAGACAATTGCTGGCAAAAAGGCTTACACACCACCATTTTTCCCGGCTGATCAACTTTGGGTTACCAATACCAAGAACCTACAGATTCTGACGCAAGAAGGCACTCAGTGGCGTAAGCAGAAAAACGATGAAGATGAGCTTCGTTTCAAGCAAAACCATATCCGTATGGAAGGTTACGCTGTGGGAAATCTTAAAAAGTTCGCTGCTATCGAATCTGTTTCAGTCGTCGAATCAGCCACTGCAGAGGTGATGAATGGCTAGTCCTTTAGCAAGGCAGCGTCGTCAGCTTCTAGAAAATCAAGTCAGTCATTCTGCATTGAAGTTGAGTGCTAGTGCAAATACCGAAAGCCTGCACATCAAGCTGATCGATTTTGAAGAAGACCGCAAGTATCTAAAACAGCTCAATGCTATCGAAGACAAGGTGAAACATAAGCGTGATGTTTTGGTGCCCAAGTACAAACCGTACGTGGAAGCTTACCTAGCAAAAGGCGAAGTATTCGAGAACCCAATTTTCACCAATATGGTTATCTGGTTGTTCGATGTCAACGACATGGAAACCGCGATTGATTGGTGCTTGAAAGCCATAGCGCTTGATTTACCTACACCAGATAACTTCCGACGTGACTGGCCAACCGTGTGCGCCGATGAAGTTTTAGCTTGGGCGGAAAAAGAGTCTGGCAGAGGACATTCTATCGAGCCTTATTTCAGCGCGGTTTTTGAAAAGGTTGAGGGCGAATGGCGACTACACGAAGAAGTGCATGCCAAGTGGTATCGGTTTGCTGGGTTGCACTTACTTCGAAATGAAGAAGGACAGCCGCAACCGACGTCTATCGGTTGTTTAGATACCTTGGAAAAGGCCTTGTTGCTACTGCAGTGTGCTCATGAGAAGTACGCCAAAATTGGGGTGAAAACCAAAATTGGTCAGGTAGAACAACGTATTCGAGCGATTAAAGACAACAAAAACTTGTAACAGCTCCTACGCCGCCGAGCCTCGGCTGGTGAGGTAAGAGTGCCAATAGGCTAACTCAATACCGTCGACCCAGTGGCTAGAGGCTCACTTATTAAAAAAGGAATAACGATGTTTACGGGATCTTCCGGTTCGGATTATCAAGCGACAGAAATCACCAATGACGGTTTTTGGCCGAACATCAATGCTGGTGATTTTGAAAAGCGTCGCGGTATTCCTGCTGCTCAAGACTCAGAACGTATTGCTATCGCTCTAGTTAATGCTGTTTCGGAAGTTAATCAGCAACTCGAAGACTTAAAAGCTAAGTATCAGGAAGAGGGGCATGCAACTGCTGGCGATGTTCCTGCTTTTCCGAAAATGAATGATAAAAACCGTGTTGTATATCAATACGAATCAGCAGTATTTGCGAGAGCCAAAGCTGATTTGCTGCCGGACATTGCAACTGTTCATACCAAGGACAAGGGCGATCACATCGCAGACAGAAGCGTAGAGGTGCGCACTGAATTACTTTCAGAAAGCCAGCGCATTATTCGAAACATGAAAGGGCTGAACCGTTCATCGGTGGATTTGCTATGAGAACGCAATACCAAGCAGGCTACAAGCTGCGTGATCTAAACGCATTTTTAATCAGCGTTGTGGGCGACAAGATAGCCAAGCGCATGGAATGTGAAATGGGCAAGGTTGAGTTGAAACTAGAAACCAAGCACATGGGCCATGGTTTTGACCTGCTGTATCAGCGTTATGTTGCTGACTTCTACTTCGACAAATTCCCTTTCAAAGAATACGACCCAGCGGTGCTGTTCGCCAATGTTGGGGCGTGGTTGATGGACAACGATTCTGACCGTTTCCGCATCGAAGACTTAGACGACCCAGACGTAGACGTAGTACTGGAAGATGAGAAAAACGCCGAAGTGTTGGTCTCAGTCATGTTTGAAGAACCCGTCAAAGTGGCTGCAGACCCAGACGGGCCAATCTATTGGAATGGTCAACGCTGGAAGATTGAAGAGTACGAGATTTGGCAGGCGGAAAGGCTATCACATGTAGTTCTCCGCAATGTATGAGATACGGGCCGATAAGCGCAGTTATTTGCGAGTTAAAGAGCAATTCGAGCTGCTAAAGCTTGAGAAAAAAGCCAGAGCCCGAGTGCTGAAAGAGCTTGGTAAATACATCACCAAAACGACCAAAAAAAACATTCGAGCGCAGCGTGACCCAGACGGTAAAGCGTGGTCAAAGCGCAAAAACGGCAGGCGAAAAATGCTTAAAGGTTTCACTAAGAAGCTAAAGCATTTTCAAAAAGACAATAACCGGGTTTTGGTTGTTGGTTGGCCATCAAGACGAGGAACCGTTGCACTGGCTCACCATACAGGTGAAGCAGAGGAAAGCGGATTGCAGCAGCGATTCAAGCAAGCCAAGAAAGCGAAAGAACCAAAGAAAACCGACCCGGCAACGAGAGAGCAAGCGAAAGAGTTACGCGACTTAGGTTACAGACTTCCGCCCCAAGGCAGGCAGAAGAGAGGCAAAAAGCCAACGCTCAAATTCATTACTCAGAATATGACCGTCGCTGAAGCCGCAAAACTGATTAGTGATCTGGAAAATAAAACGCCATCACGTAAGTGGGAAGTAGATCGCCCAGAACGCCGATTGATAGGCATTAGTCCGAAACGGGCAGCAATGATTATCAAGCGAGAAATGAATCGAAATAGGAGCAACTAAACATGGCATGGCCTACCGTCATTATTAACATTCTGAACATGATGCGCGGACCGATCCCGGGCGTTGAATTTCACTTTCTGTTTGTTGTGTACGGCACAGTTGCAGGAACAGAGCGCAACCTAATTATGGTGGATAACACCACGGATTTTTCAGACAGCACATTCGATAACATCGACCCTATACACATGCTCACGCTAAAAGCTGCTCAGTTAAATGGGAAACAGAACTGGACTGCCGGTGTGATCGTTTTAAACCCATCAGATAGTTGGCAGGCTGCGGTTTTTAAAGCCAATGAGACATCAAGCTTTGAAGCTGTTGTGTTGGATAAGCCAAATACTGGAGCGTCCACTCTTGAAGATGCAGTCGCATTTCGCCATGAACTTAAAGCCAAGCTTGGCCGAGAAGTTTTCATGATCTGTTCCTTACCAGGAATTAATGATTCCGAGGACGGTGAAACATGGGCCGAGTGGTTAGCGCAAACGGTGAATGTGCCAAAGAGCATTGCAAGTGAATACATCACCGTAGTGCCACAAGTACACGAAGGAAACTCTACAGTTGGCATTTATGCAGGTCGGTTGGCCAATCAAGAAGTATCTATTGCTGATTCACCGGCACGAGTAAAAACAGGCAGCATTCTGGGCAGTATGAAATTAGCAAAAGATAAGGATGGAAAGCCATTAGAGCTAGCAACACTTAAAGCACTAGAAGCTGCTCGAATCGCTGTGCCGATGTGGTATCCAGATTATCCGGGACAATATTGGACAACTGGACGTACGCTAGATGTCCCTGGTGGTGATTATCAAGATATTCGTCACATTCGTGTCGCCATGAAAGCAGCACGTAAAGTGCGGGTACGAGCAATTGCACGAATTGCTGATCGAGAATTCAATTCCACACCAGGCAGTGAAGCCAGCGCAAAGCTGTATTTTACTCAAGACCTCCGTGAAATGGCGGTAGTGAAAAAAATTGGTGATTACGAGTTCCCTGGTGAAATCAAACCACCTCAAGACGATGACATCACCATTACATGGGTTAATAGTGAAGAAGTTGAAATTCTACTCGCAGTTACACCTTACGAGTGCCCAGTGAAAATCACCATCGGCATCATGCTCAATCAACGACTAGGGGAGTAAACAATGAATTCTCGTTATACAGGGCGAAGCTTCGACATAAACATGCTGGGGATTTTGGTTCATGTGGAGTCGGCTACAGCAACCATCAATGATGAGTCTGCTGTTGATAAAGAGCGCGGCATTCCCACTGGATTTACTCATGGAGCTGTGAGTTGTGATGTTGAGTATGAACTGGACTTGAACAACTTCCGTAAGCTTCAACAAAAAGCTCGCGAAGCTGGCAGTTGGCGCGGTATTAAGCCACACGACTGTATGTTCTATGCAAATACTGGCGATGATGAAGACAAAGTAGAGCTGTTTGGTGTGAAGCTTCAGATCTCAGATTTACTTAGTGTTGATCCAAACAGCAGTGATAAAACCAAGCGCAAGCTTAAAGGCTTTGTGACGAGCCCTCACTTTGTTCGCATTAATGGCATCTCATACCTAAGTAATGATGATACCCGCGGTTTGCTTTAAGCCTATCAGAGAGAGAACGAATGCCTGACTTTATCGACCATGCTAGTAGTAACGAAACCAAGTTTACTGAAATGGCAATCGCAAACCAGCTTAAACAGTCTATGCAGACAAGCGAACAAGAGAGTGCAAAAGAATGCCTTGAATGTGGTGACCCTATCCCTGAAGGGCGTCAGATAGCTATAGCGGGATGCCAGTTTTGCGCACCTTGCCAGGCTAAGTTGGAGTAACGATATGAAAGATTGGTTCGACAAATTGACCAGTGGAGTTGCTTACCTTGTGTCATTGGCAGGAATGACTTTCAGCAAGCTGACATTTGAGCAGTGGTATTTCATTTTATCACTAGTGATTGGCCTTGCAGCACTGGGATTGAACTATTGGCACAAGCGAGCAATGCAACGTATTGCTAGCGAAAAAGGAGTAGCACTGAGTGAAACTGACTAAGCGGATCATTTGTTCTGTAGTCGCTGTGATCGGCTTGGTAACAGGTGGTACGGCTGTTTATGGACCAGAATTGACGCAGCCCATTGGGCAAGTTGTGGTATCGGAACGAGACTTAGGAACGCTGCGCATCACCCCTAAAGGACTGAAGTTGATTGGTGATGCAGAGGGATGCCGGCAGAACCCTTACGTTTGTCCGGGAGGTATTCCTACGAATGGGATTGGGAATACTCATGGTGTGCCAGATACGCCAATCACATTGGAGCAAGTCGCGATCGACTGGGTGAAAAATATTCAATCGGCCGAACAATGTGTGACCAATGCAGAAAGGATTTCAGGAGCGCAAATGAGCACGGGTCAATTTGACGCATTTACCAGCTTTGTTTTCAACTTCGGGTGTACCAAGTTTCGCAAAAATAAGGACGGCTCTGACACTCGGATTTACGCAGCAATCAAACATGGCAATTATCCCAAAGCCTGCGGTCACATTACGGAGTGGATAAAGAGTCAGGGCGTTGTACTTAAAGGACTCGTCACCCGAAGAGGATTAGAACGTGATCGCTGCATGGAAATGGATTAAGTGGATTGGTCTAGCTGTGTTGGTGACGACCATCGCGGTGCTGAAGCTGCAGCTTCATACCGTCAAAGCAGAGAAAACCACATTAAGTGAAAAGCTCACCAAGTCAGAAGCAGGCAACCAAATCAACTTAACCACCATTGAATTTTTGAAGGGTGAAAGTGAGCAAGCTAACAACATGTTAGTTCAGCGGCAACGGCAACACATAGCAGCAGAGGAAAAACTCAATGCAGACCTGGCAGCAATTAAAACAGAGCTGGCAAACGTTCAGTGCCATATCCCTGCCACTGTTACTGACCGCCTGCGCGAACCCTACTGAAACCGTCGCAACGCAGGTGTTCATGAAATTGCCACCTGCTGGAATGTTGGTGCCCTGTTCAAAACCACAAGTTCAAGGGACATGGCCAGAAGTGGTTACCGACGACATTCCCAAGCTGAAAAACGCACTGACTGAGTGTGATAACCAGATTGAAGATTATTTGCAATGGCGTGCTAAGCACGAAAACAAGAAGAGAAGTAAAAATGACTAAACCTACCTTTACATCAAAACCTGTCGTAGTCGCTATCGGTGGCACTGACTTCGTATTTACGCCAACGGTACAGGATGCAAATAACTATACCAATGACATGATGCCTAACAACAAAGTCGCGCCTGCCTATACGTACTTGACGCGTACTGTGAACCCAGAGCAAAAAGATGAGCTCACTGAGTTACTTGATAGCGTTCCCGGCTTAACTATCGAGCTTTATGCCACGGTAAGTAACGCTTCTAAAGGTGGTATCGAAATCACACTAAAAAAATAACAGATAGGGCAAAGCGGATTGAAGATAATCCTTTGGAACAAGCCTTTGCCCTTCGTCGTCATTTTTTGCCGAGTGAACCAGACGACGAAAGAAGTTTAAGTCGCGCTATCTGGCTGGACAAACATCAGTTCGAACGCGAAGAAAGAGCGGTAATGAGTGCTATCAGCCGACTGTTTAGTCATTAACAGACATAAAGAGCGAGTGAGTATTACGCGATGAGCATGGAAAAATTGTTAATGCACATAGCGTTGGTTGATCAAGTCACCAAGCCGCTGCAGGGGATTACTAAAGAAGTACAAGCTTCGATGGACGCTGGTAAGCAAGGCATGCAAAACATGGCGGCAGGTGGTGCGGGTTTAGTCGCCACGGGCTTTGCTATTCAAAATGCGCTGATGCCAGCGATTGAAATGGATAGAAAGCTAGGCGAAGTGAAGTCGTTAGGGGTTCTGGATGAGGATCTCACGAAGCTTTCAAAGACCGCACTTTGGACATCGGCACAGTACGGGAAATCCGCCACAGATATTGTCGGCGCCTCATATGATATCAAGTCAGCATTTGGTGATATTGATGGAGACAGCCTTTCTGACATCACCAAAAGCTCTGCCGTTTTAGCTGCTGCGACTAAGGCTGATACTGCAACCATTACGGATTATATGGGCACCATGTATGGTGTTTTCAAAAATCAAGCTGATGAAATTGGGGTTGGTATTTGGTCCAAACAGATTGCCGGCATGACTGCGCAGTCTGTTGAAATGTTTAAGACTACAGGCGCAGGCATGAGCAGTGCTTTTACTAGCATCGGAGCGAATGCGACCAGTGCAGGAGTTGCTATCGAAGAGCAGATGGCGATTTTAGGCACTCTTCAATCAACCATGAGTGGCAGCGAAGCGGGTACCAAATACAAAGCATTCTTAGCGGGTGTGGCCAACGCTCAAGATAAGCTCAATTTGTCGTTTACCGATAGCCAAGGTCAGATGCTGCCTATGCTAGATATTCTTGAACAATTGAAAGGTAAATATGGTGACACCTTAAGTGTTGCTGAAGCGGCTGATTTGAAAAAGGCATTCGGCTCAGAAGAAGCCGTTAGCATGATTAAGTTATTAATGGCTGATACCGAAGGACTCGCAGGCAGTATTGACCAACTTGGTCAAATCGAGGGAATGTCGAAGGCCGAGCAAATGGCCAGCACCATGACAGATCAGTGGGAACGGTTAGAAGCGGCATGGTTTGCGGTTCGTGCAGCGGTATTTGGTGCGATTCTTCCTTCAATCAATTCGGTTGTAGGCACCATGGCTGACGGCTTAATGGTGCTTGTTGGTTGGACGGACCAATTTCCTTGGCTTGCTGAAATTCTTGGCTATGTCGCCATCACAGGCCTGTCTCTTGGCGGGGTGATTGCAACATTGTCGCTTGCCATGGGTATCGGGCAAATGATGTCTGCTGGTTGGACGGTTACCATGACGAGTTTAAATAGCATCATGAAACTACTGCGTATTAGTACGCTGGCGAGTACTGCTGCTGCATGGCTATTTAACGCCGCGCTTTGGGCCAACCCGTTAACTTGGGTTGTCGCTGGTATAGCGCTGCTTATAGGTGGTATTGCTGCGGCAATCTATTGGTGGGACGACTTAACCTCCGCGTTTAAAGAAACGGCTTGGTTTGATGTTATTGCTCATGCTATCGAAGGGCTCGTTGATTTACTCAATATGATCCCAGGTGTTGATATTGAACTGGGGAGCCAAATTGAAACGCCAGAGATGGCAACGGCCGTCCAAGCTGAACACAGTACTCCTATATCAAAGAACCTAACTCCGGGTGATGCGTCAGAAGTTAAGCAATTAGAACTACTTCAACCTCAAATGAGTTACGAGTCTGCGATAGCGACGAACCAAGACGTTTATGGATATAAGCCAGAGCAAATGGCGCCGTTCAAAATTGCAGAAAGCCAGGTTATTTCTCAGCCAAGCATCAACGTTGAAGCTCCAAATCTAGATACTCAATCGCCTCAACCGTTTATCGAATACAAAGGGAAGAGCAACGAGCCACGATTGCCTCCTCAAGTGGTGAACAATATGAAAACAACCAATCACAGTGATGCTAGTCGAGTTAGCTCTTTTGGCGACGTGTATATCACTGCCCCTAACGGAATAACACCAGACCAATTAGCCGAGTGGGATGAGCTCAATGTGGGGTAACGACTTAACAGAACGCAAGCGCTACAACGATATCAAAGTGGTCGAGGGTGGCTGGGATATGGACGCAGGCCAACAGCCTAAAGAGTGCAGTGATTTATACAGCATCGCGCAGGACATTAAGCACGCGATCATGGAATCAGGATTGGCTCGCCAGTTAGTTGCAGAAAGAAACCCAGCGTTACGCGCTGATGTAATGGTGCAAATTGAGCAACTTGCTGAGAGAGATGTAAGAGTGGTACCGGGTTCAGCGACAGCAAGAGAAACAGAAACTGGTGATATCACCTTAACCGCTAAGGCTTATGAATATGGGGAACTTGAGGTGAAAGTATGAGTAAACGACCAAGTACGGATTTTGTTCAGGTGCTAAGTGAATCGGGTGTTCCAGTTACCGAAAAGGACTTTGAAACCAAACTAAAACAAGAAGTCGTGGGGGCTGGTAGTAAGGTTTCGAATGACTCCGAAATGTCACCGTTTTGGCGTTGGGTTCGCGCTGCAGTGGTCACGCCATGTGTTTGGCTGACTAGACATCTATTGGCTCAGCACGTTATGCCCAATATGTTCGTGGCAACTGCTGAGCGTTGGGCTCTGGACCTAAAAGCATGGGAGCACAATATCGCGCCGAAAGTAGCTCAAAGAGCACAAGGCTACATCACACTAACTAAAGCAAATGCTGCTGATGCGGTGACGATTGAGAAAGGGGCGGTTATTCAAACGCTACCTATAGATGGCGTTATGTATAAAGTTCAAGTTATTGAGCATGGAATCATCGAGGCTGGTCACTTAAAGGGTAAGGTGCTTGTCGAAGCACTTGAAGCGGGCTCCGCGTTTAACTTGCCGGCGGGGTATTTCAACATTATTCCTGAAGCGATACCGGGCATTGTTGATGCGGTGAATGAACCTGACTGGCTCTCTGTACTCGGTGCTGACGCAGAGACTGATGAAGAGTTAGCGCTTCGTATTCAAAATGCCTTTACTAGCTCTGGTGAATGGCACATCGATGATGTGTATCGCTCTATCATCGCCAGCGTAGCGGGGATCCGAAGTGATAACATCTATTTTAAAAATACAGGGGACATAACCCCTGGTTCAGCAGAAGCATTGATTTTGATGGAAGTGGGACCAACCCCGCTAACCGTTCTTGAACAACTAAATGAGCACATAATGTCTAAAGGGCATCACGGTCACGGTGATGTACTTACCTGTAAAGCCATTCCCGATACGAAACATGAGATCACGGCGGATGTCGTCTTAGCTGAGAACTTAGACAGCGCCACCAAAGTGAATGAACTTCTTGAAGTGGAAGAGAGGATTAGAGCGGCTTTTCGAGAAACAGCAGCTTACCCAGAAATGACACGCGCGAAACCTGAGCATCGTTTTAGCTTATCTTTGCTTGGTACTGAGATACATACCAACATGACGGAAGTTGAATCGGTAAGGTTTACCGTAGACGGAAAAGTCCAAAAAGACATTATCAGCAAGCTAGAACAGCCTCGCTTGAAATCACTCGCAGTTAGGGAGCTCGTGGATGTCTGAGTCTCGAAATTACGACCAAAGCCGACATTCCCCTCGCTTACCCGAAATTGTGATCCCATGGTGGCAGGACGGAAGAACGACGGCGGATGAAGTCAAAGAACCTCACTTTTTATCTAAAGGCGTTTTTTCATTCTTCCGGATAGTTTGGAGCAGCCTACTATTTCCGCTTCGCCAAATGGATGCGTTGACCTGTAACGAAAAAGCATTGGAATTAATGGCATGGGATAGAGATATCAAAAGGTTTGAGAATGAGCCACTTTCACTGTTTCGAAAGCGAGTGAAATACGCAGAAGTGAACGCCAAAGACGCAGGTAGCGTAGCGGGTTTCAAGCGGATTTTTGAAAGGCTAGGCATTGGCATCGTTAAGTTCAAAGAGCGTCAAAGCGAAGTTCAGTGGGACGTTTGTACTATTGAGCTAAGTGATGGCGATATCTCGCAAAACAGCAAGTTGGTTCAAGTGCTCATAGAGCAGTATGGGAGAACTTGCCGTCGATATCGATTTGAAGTTGTTTATCCCATTCAGGTGCACATTCGTACGGCCTGTTTCAGCCAAAGTCAGCAGCTATTTAGTGCAAAACTAGAGGAATAATACAGTATGAGCCAAACCATTATCCCTGCTCAGTTTGAGCGCTATTTAGTGGATAAAATTACAGCGGGTAGTACGACAGACATGAACGAGTTTGTGTTTGCTCATATTCCTAACTTAGACGCTGAATCACCGATTGACCGTGCCCTAGGTCTGCCTAGTGAAGCGTATATCGTGCATCGTCAAAAAGTGGACCAGGCTGCGCGACTTAATAGTAATACGTTGGTGTATTCCGTCATTCTTCAGTCAACCACACCGAGTTTTAAGTTCAATGCGATTTACCTCCATGACAAGCATGTTGAGAACTCCTGTGGCTTGATCGTGTATAAGAACACGGAAACTAAAGAAGAAAACATGACCACTATTAAGTCCGTCGCGCAGGAGTACAGTGGCGCTGCAGCGATAGCAAATATTCATGTTGATCCAGGAACTTGGCAGATAGATTTTCATGGGCGCTTAATGGGCATTGATGATGATTTACGTTTGGCGAATCTTGACCATTATGGCCATTCGGCCTTTGTTCGGGGCTGCTCGGTTGTCGCTAAAGGAAAGTCAAACACGTTTGTTGTTAGTCCCGGAGTTGTTTATGTCTCAGGGTTACGTGTTGAGCTCTCAAAAAAAGAGGTGGTGGTCAGTGATGGCGTTCCCTGCGGCTTGTACTTAGATGTGGTACGCCAAGGCAGCGCACTCTCTCGTTGGGAAAACATAGCAACGGTAAAAAGCTCAAAAACAGAACTCAGTAATTACGTTGATGAAAGCGGTCAACAGCATTACATCGCCCGACTTGCTGGCATTGATTCCCATGGCAATGTTACTGATTGGCGCGTGTGGGATGTTATCACTCAGCGACAAGCTGAAGCTGGTGAGGATGAACACCGTAGCCTATGGAGTGCAAAACGAGTATTTCAGTCTGTCGCGTCATACATCAACAAGAATGTTAAGAATGCCACTAAAACAGCCTCCGGTTGGATGAGTGCAAGCGATAAGAAAAAATTAGACGGGATTCAGAGTGGGGCTCAAGTCAATGTAGCAACTAACTTGAGCGTGTCTCGCAACGCCAATTCTCAAACGGTTAATAGCTCTACGGGTAAAGATGCCACTTTAAGTGCCGCAACAACATCGAGCGCCGGGGTTATGACCGCAGCAGACAAGAAGAAGCTGGATGGCATACAAGCTGGAGCGCAAGCGAATATCGCAACTAACTTGACGGCATCTCGCAACGCCACAACTCAAACGATCAAGAGTTCTACGGGTAAAGATGCGGTTTTAAGTGCGGTGACGACATCTCATGCAGGGGTAATGACGGCAGCAGATAAGAAAAAGCTCGATGGAGTCGCCACTCAAGCTACGAAAAATCAAACAGACGCACATTTAAAGAACCGAGCTAACCACACGGGCACTCAAGCGATTTCTACTATTCGAGGTTTACAAGAAGCACTCAGTAGTAAATCAAATACAAAGCGGTCAATTTTGTGGAATGGAAGAGCGCCAGGTAATACGAAGCTAAAAACGTCAGAGCCTATTACAAACTTCGACTTCTTGATAGTGACAGCCGAAGGTGGTTATGCAGCAGCGTCAGGGCTAAGTCTAAGCGCGATTGTTGATGTGCAATTAGCAATGGAGCTGGGCCAGTTTTATGTAATCTTGCAGAGTGATGGCAAGTACGGATTTACCTTGACATGTAGAGAAGTTCAATCAGTTAGAGGTGGTACTTCTCTAAAATACGATGGTGTGACCGCCTATTCAGGTGAGCATTATTTGAGAAAGATTGTGGGCGTTAAGGTGTAAGGCATGGATAAAGAGCAAATATATGGATTAGTGGGAACAGGGTGCTTTCAAGTTGTCGGAGGTACCCCTCCGCATAGATGGATAGAGATCCCTTCACCACCCGAAAAGTTGCCCGCTGTCTTACAATCAAATGGCATATGGGCATATCCAGATGCAATTCCTGGTAAAGAGGAATCAGCCATTTTTGCTGAAGCAGAAAATCAGTGGGTGGCACATGAAATGGCTTATGTGGATAGACAAGTCACATTACATGAAGACTCCGATCCTCGTTCTACGCTAACTGCTTCAGATTGGAGAAGCTACCGGAGAGCACTACGCGACTATGTAAAGGACGGTGTAGTAACGATGGCCATTCGACCACAACGCCCTACAGAGAAATCCATGACAATTGAAGGTCGCGTATGACTTGGCACTTATCCCAATTAAACTGGCCAAGTTACTTGCAGAATATTCAAACCAAGGCTGAGTCAGTGACAGACACAGTCGGCGCCGTAATGAATGAAGCGATTAACCGGTTAACTAACCATACAAGTGACGCCAATTACGGGCGTCACTCTTTAAGTGAAGAGGCGAGCGCTTTGCTTAAGCTGCGTAGTGAACTTCAATCCTTACTTGTCTCAGGAACCGTACTTACAGTGTCGCCATATCAGTTTCAAGTGGGGACCCGTTTGGACTCGGGGTGTTACCTCAATCCTAGTACTGCAATTAAAACGTTATCTTATAAGCTGCGGGATTACGCTGATAGGTACCGACCAAACGGCCATCTTCACGGCATTGCGATAATGGTAACGGCCTCTCAATTGAATCAATTCTCTCGGCAGCTCATTGAGCTTACATCATTGCTTCCAATGCCTGAATGGTGCCAAGTAGCTAGGCAAAGTCATGCTTTAAATACCAATGACGTTGATAAGTTCCATCAACCTGCAGCGATCGCTCTACCACGCTTTAAGCCGATGGCTTTACTCAACGCTAACCCATTACATGATGCTTTACATTGGCAAGGTGCCCAAGTAGCTACGCTAGAGTCATTAGCAGACGATGACCATCACGTAATTGACAAGTTGCAGTTATTAGCAGCGAAACGCAATAAAAAGGTGGAAGAAATCAAGGCTCAGCTCAACGCCCTGAAGAACTTGAAAGGAAGTATCTATGCGTTTTCCGTGGAGGGCAATGCGGAAAGTATAGCGACACGATTGAATCAAGCGGGAACGCCCAACAATCATCAATTTACATTAGCAAGCTTATTGCTTAGCTATGAACCTATGACGTTTTTTGAGGAGCTATTATGCTAGCTCTAGATGGTGTGCCAATTAACTTAGACTCGATGACCGTTGAAATGTCCATGGAGTTTAAAGACCAGGACATGAGTGGGCAGTCTTCTGGTACCGAGGTGGCAGAGCAAGGTGACAAAGGCAAAAAGCTTACCTTTAGTGGTCGTGTTCCATTCATTCGTATAGAAACACTGACCCAACTTTATGCGTTTGCTTCAGATAAAGATGAGTCGAATGCTAGGCGTATTTATCGAATCGGCAATGACATTGCGCTCGCACTTAAAATTCGCAATGTGAAGTTCACTGGACGTATTCAAGCAAGAGAACATGAAACTCTACAGGCTTGGAATGTTTCCTTTGAGCTTCGGGAGTACAACAGTGTCGCCGAGCAAAAAGAGCAGCGGATTAAAGCGCAAAGCAAGCCAGAGCAGCGAGAGAATACTCGGTTAAAACAGGCTCTCATCAGCGCAGAGGAGGCGACTCAATGAAGTTAGAGAAGCGCTTGTATATAAGCGGCGAAGAAGTCAAATTGGCAAGTAACATGGTGAGCTTAAAGCTTTCTTTGGGTAGTGTGGCCATCTTTGAAATTGAAGCAACACACCCCCTGAAATTATTCGAGCCGGTGCGTTTTGATATTGGATATGAAAACAAAACGTCGCCTTGGTTTGAGGGCTATGTTGATAAAATCCAATCTACAGTCAATGGCTACCAAAAAATCACAGTAAAAGAACTGACAGGTATTTTGAGTAAACGTTGGTCTCTCAGTTTAGAGCATCCAAATGCCGAGCAGGTTATTGATGAGCTCTCTCACCTTACTGGTCTCGAGTTTAATCTGCCTAATAAAGCATACATGAAGACCGCGATCCCAAACTTTGTTTGCCAGGGAACGGGTTATCAATGTTTAGATCAGGTCGCTAAGGCTTTTTCTATTCCTGACTGTGTTTGGTTTCAACATACTGACCAGGTAGTTTACTTTGGCTCCTATCAAGATAGCCATTTCAACGGCAAACCAATGCCACTACCTGAAGAGTTTACGAGTCGTCAAAATGGTAACAGTGTCACCTTTGTTCCGTTTCCTATGCTTAGACCAGGTCGTGTTGTGAATGGTAAGCGAGTCAATCGGGTTGACTTAATACAGGATGATATGACGGCGTATTGGAAAGCTGAGCAGTCTGAAGTCATACCTAAAAAGCGAGAAACACTACAGCATTTTCCTGAATTAGCGGCAGGCTTTCACTTGCCAAAGTTCGGGCGAGTCGAATCGGTTAGAGACAGTACGACAGCGGGTAAAGTATCTGACCCATTTCGGCCAAGACTCTCTGTTGATGTGCAAGTCCTAGATGATAATTTGCAACCAGATAGTAACGTACCGGTTTATCGCTCGATACCATTGCCGGTTAACATGAGCGGACATGAGTCCGGATTGTTAGCGTATCCATTAGAAGGGACACTGGTTGAAATTGCTTTCGCTTATGGTCGAAGCGATAGACCCATCATACGTGGCGTTTATGGACGTGAATATGCGCTTCCCTCAATAGAGCCTGGTGAACAACTACAACAGCAACGTGAAGAAGTGAGTTATCGAGTCGATGCCGCAGGAAATACAACACTGCAGACTGACCAAACTCAAAATCAGAGAGCGTTTGATAAGTTAGACCAATTTGAACGGTATAAAGGTGAGTTTGGCCAGCATCAGCTTTTTGTAAATGAGCACAGCACTGAAGAAGTGAATGGTAAGAAGCTCATTGAAGCGCTTGGCGCTATTAATTTGTTGTCAGGAGATGATCTGGTGTTAGGAAGCTTGGGTAACATGCAAACGGCTACCGCTGGCGAACTGATTGAGACCATCGGGAAATTTCGCCGAAGTATTGCCGCTGAGCACCAATGGCTGCAATCACCTAAGACTTGGATAGGCTCTAAGCAAGAGAATGTGTTGATTCTTTTATCGGAGCTAATGCAGGTGGTTAAAGAATTGGCCGACACTTTAGCAACGCATACACACAGCGGTGTAGCACCAGGACGAGCAAGCACCAAAACACCAGTGCAAGCGAATGATATTACTGGCCATGGGGAGGATAGTGAGAAGTTGAAGGGAAGACTTGAACCGATAACACAAACCAACTAACCACAAAAGAGCCACAATCGACGCAGCCATATGGCTGCGTTTTTTTATGTTTAAGTCAGAACGAAGTCTATACGTCGCGATGAAGAGCCATAGACTCACGGAACACACTGAGCGGATGACAAAATCCGCACTCTCCTCACCCGCCTGCGAGGTTTTTCGATCAGTTTTTTTTCAGTTTTTGTGTACTGAAATTTAGTGGGGAGAGTTCCTAGAGTGTCTCGTGGGAAACCATATATATAGCGGGGCTTGCGAGAGAATAGAGCTACTTAGAGCCTAGACTGAGAGTGTTTTGAAAATTTCAAAGATTGAAAATATTTTCAGTAAATTCCAATTTTAATGATCAGGAAAGATCAAGGTGACTTTTGTAAGTGCATGAAAAATAAGTGTTGTTCAGGATTTTGTGAGAAATATAGATGATCAGGTGAGCGAAGATAAGATCTGATTAAGAGGGCATAGAGCCTTACTCGATAAGGCTTTAGAGCGAATTATTAAGATAAAGCAGTTTTTCAATTTATGAGACGGTATAATTAAACTTAGATGTCAAAATCACTGTGCAGTTAACGGGACAAAACCGCTGTTTACGTGTTGATGAAGAAGAGGGGAACGAGTGAGTGCTGGACCTATATTGTTATCAGGGTTACAAGCAAAACTCGTTAACTCTTAAGCAGAAACCAAGCAATAAGATTTAAATGTGTCGCCACTTTATCGCCATTTATTATTCTTGTTTCATTTAACTAATTGATTTTATAGGTTAAAAAATTAAAGTGGATATAAAGCTTTACTACGTGCATGACCCAATGTGCAGTTGGTGTTGGGGTTACAAACCGACGCTTGATAAATTGAAACAGCAA